GCCACGTTTACCCGCGTGCTGGCACCGTTGATGTTGATGTTGACGGGGGTGGCTTGTTGAGGCTGCGTCGGTGCGGTTCCTGCCCCATCGTTTTGTCTTTGGCTCATGGCCTGCACCTCTTGCAGCAACCTCTGTGCGTCTTGATAGTCGCGTTCGTGGTATGGGTTGGAAGTGTGTTCTACACGATTCCTGTCACGCCACGAAGGAGGTCTTGCAATTCTTGCTGTCTCCAGCACCGCCCGTTCTGCCGCCTCCAAATCATCCGGGCCAAGCAGCCCTTCACGCCGTTTAGCGCGCAGCTTGTCAACAGATGATTCCCTACGACTAATCGTCCCGCCTCGGCGCCGATTACTCTCCTCCCGCTCTGCCGCCCATCGTGCCCTTGTTTGCCTGTTGGCCTCATACTGCTCATCTGTACCAAACCAATTAGGCGATTGGCCACCGCCACCGCCCCCCGATGCCGCCGCCGACTCCCTTGCCGCCGTCGCCGCGCTTTGCGCGGTGCGGTCCAGGCTGGCGCTGAATCGGTCGTAGTTGCCGCTGGCGCGCGCGGCCTCGCCGCCCGCTTGTGAGGTGGCGTCGGCCAACTCGCGCAGCTTGCGCGCCGTGATGTCGGCAATGCGGGCCTCGTTTTCCATGGCGTTGGCTTTTGCCATGGCGGCCCTGAATGCGGCCTGGGCGGCGGGCGTCCATTGCTGCAAGGCGATTGCGCTGGCGCGGGTGGCCTCTGCGGCGGCGCGGGTTGATGCGGCTTCGGCGCGCTTGGCCTCGGCCAGCAGGCGCGATTGCTCGATTTGCAAGCGGGTGAGCTCGGTTTGCAGGCGCGCCACTTGGTTGCTGTCGCCCTTGGCCCTTGCGATTTGAATCTCGGCTTGCAGCGCGGCCTCTTTCACGCGCAGGTCGCTGGCGCGCAGACTCATGGCGGCTTGCTCGGCTTGGGTTACGGCGCGGGTCAGGGCTTCGGTGTCGCGCAGCGCGTCGTTGTGCAGCGCTTGTGCTTCGGCGGTGCGCGTGGTCTGCACCCGCAGTTCCTCTTTGGTCACCAACCCTTGGCTTTCCTGCTCGGCCATGAGTTGCAGGGCCTGCCGGGCCGCCTCGTAGGCTTCGGCCAGCTCCGCCAAGCGGGCGCTGTTGTCGGCATGGGCTTGCGCCGTGATGCGTGCTGCGCTGGCGCTGGCCTCGGCTGCCAGCGCTTCTTGGGTGGCGCTTTGGGCGGCTGCAATGCGCGTGTCGATCTGCTGCTGTAGCCCCACAATGGAAGCAGCGCGGGCTTGCTGCTCTTGCTCGTTCACGGCCGCAATCAGCTTGGCGGCTTCGAGCTGCAATTGCAAGGCTTGGATTTCGGCTTGGCGCGCAGCAGCTACTTCGTGCAGTTTGATGGCATTTTTCTCTGCCACCGCGATTTGCGTTTGCATCACCTCGGTTTGGCTTTGCGTGAGGGTGGCGATGGTCATGCGCGCTTCGCCCTCGATTTGCACCGCCTTGGCCGACTCGACCGCCATGCGTGTGGCCAGCGCCAGCACCTCGTTGGCTTTTGCCACTCCTACGCCCAACTGCACCCAAGCCGCCCCGGCGCTGTTGGCGCTCAGGCCCACGCCTTGCAGGGCGGCGGTGTTGCCTTCGGTGGCGGCTTGCATGAGGCGGGCCGCCTCGCTGCCGCCCCTAAATCCATCCACCAGCGCTGCGATTCGTGCATTGGTTTTGTCGGCCTCGGCTGCCGCAGCGGCCAAGGCACCAGACAAACCCTCCCCGCCTTTGAGCGCCGCAGCAAACACGCCCAACACCCTCCCCGATAAGACAAAGCCCTCCACCAAGGTCGTCAGCGCAACAGACAGCCCTTCCACGGCCAAGCTCGCGCCTTGCAGCGCCGTCTTCATTGCAGTGGTCGCGCCCGCATCCCCAATGCCTTGAAACGCCAGCGTCATGTCGTTGCGCAGCCGCGCCCAAGCCGCCGACAGGGTGTTGACTTCGCCCGACACATCTTGCAGCGCCTTGTTCAGCGCCGGGAACAGGTCGCGCGCGGTCAACATGCCGGATTCCACCAGCTTGAACAGCTCCTGCTGCGTTATGCCCAGCCCCTTGGCGGTGAGCGCCAGCGCGCCCGGCAGTGCGTCGCCAAGCTGCTGGCGCAGCTCTTCCATGTTCACCACGCCCTTGCCCGCCATCTGGCTCAGGGCTTCTAGGGCGCGCTCGGTTTGCGCCGAACTCAGGCCCAGCGTGCCGGCCGCCAGCGTGAGGGATTTGAACAGCGCGTTCGTGGTTTCCAGCGGTATGCCGCTTGATTCGGCAGAGGCCGCGAATTTGACAAAGGCTTGGCTGATGTCGCCCATGGCCACACCGCCCGCGTTGGCGGCGTCGCGCAGCAGTTCGATCTGGCTGGCGGCCGTTTCGGCGCTGCCGTAAATGGTGGTCAGGCCCAGCCGCAGCGCCTCGATTTGCGTGTTCGCGTTCCAGAAGGCCCGCGCCATCATCTGCACCACTTCCACGAAGCTGAAAAACGCCGCCAATTGCCCCACGGTGGTTTGCAGCAGGCCGGTCGCCTTGTCCATCATGGTCAGCGAGCCGGTGGCCTCGCGCACCTCGCGTTCGAGCGCTTGCACGCGGGCCTCGGCACTGCGCATGGCGGCATCGAGCTCGGCCCCGGTCACTGCGCCGGTGCTTTGCAGCAACTCCATGGCATCGCGCACGCGCTGGATTTCTATCCGCAGCTCTTGCGCCGATTTGGCACCCACCGTGCCAAAGGCATCGCGGATGTTTTGCCCCGCCACCTGCGCCGCTTGCGCCGCCTCGCGCTGCGCTTGCTCCATGCGCTGGTAGTCGCGGATGATGCCATCGGCCTCGGCGCGCGCCTGCGCTTGAAGCTGCTGCCGGGTGGCCAGCTCTTTGGTGGCCAGGCGCTCGGCTTCTGCCGCTGCCTCTCTGTCGGCGCGCTGCTTGCGATTGATTTCCTCTATTTGCCCGGTCAGCGCTTCTTTGACGCGGGTCAGGTCGCTGGCCAGCCGCTGCTGCGAGTCGCCCAGCTTGATCGACTGCCCGCCTGCCTCGACCAGTGCGCGGTTTTTGCGGTCGATGGTTTGCTCTAGGCCGCGCACGCTGGCGTCGTAGGCGTCCGAGCCGGTTTTGGCTTCGCGGTAGGCGCGGCCCGCCTCGGCCAAGGCGGCATTGCCTTCGCGCAGCGCAACCTTGAGCCGCTCGCGCTCTACGCGCCCGCTGGCCGCAGCCTCGCGGGCTTCGCGCTCGGTTTGCGCCAATGCGCGCATTTGGTTGGTGTAGTCGAACGCGGTGCGCCCGGCGGCGTCGGTGGTGGTGCGCAGCTCGCGCATTTGCGCGCTGGCCTTCTGCGCAGCCGCAACAGATTTGACTATTTCTTGGTTTTTTTGGTCAACGGCGGCGCGCACCCGCTCCACGTTGGCCCGGTAGCCGTCCAGCACCGTGCGGGCCTGCGCCGTGGCTGCCGTGGCGGCGTCTTGCGCCGTCTTGACCTCGCGCAAGTCGTGCGCCAGGTTGCCAATGGCCTCAAGCTGGCGCGCCTGCGCCTCCAGTGCGCTCAACTGGTCGGCCAGACGCTTGAACTCGGGTGCTGCCTCGCCGCCCGAACGGGCCAGGTCTTTTACGTCGTCGCGCAGCTTGCCAATCGCCTCGGCGTTGGCCGTGGTGATCTCTAGGGCAAGCTCAATTTCGCGCCGGTTTTGCTGTGCCATTTACCCGCTACCCCGTTAGGAAGGGCGCAGCCGCCCAGCGGTGCCTTCTTGCTGGTGAAGGCTGCGCGTGTGTGTGGTCAGCAGGCCATTAGCCTGCCGGGTTGAGCAGTTGCACTTCAAACGGCTCGGTGCGGCCCACTGGCGTTTTCAGGCGGCCAGACAGGGAAAGCTCGGCAAACTCGTCCGACAAAAAGTCGAAGGCCGAATCGGCCGCAATCACGGCCTCGAACACGTCCACCATGACGGGCGCTTGATCCACGAAGTTGATGCCGTCCAGCCGCAGCCGGGCACGAATCTGGCTCTGCACCGCGCCACGAATGCGGGTGCCGCCCACCGCGCCAAACGCGCCTGTTACGCGCAGCGATGCGCCGTTGGCAATCACTGAAGCGGGCAGCACGCGCAGCCAGCCCATGCGGTAGTTGATCTCGAAGTCGGTGCCCAGCACGTAGGTGACGGTGCCGGTCGCATTGCGCAGCAAGAAGCCTGCGGCGGTCACGTTTTGCTGCCCGAGGTCGATCCATTCGCCTTTCTGCGGCACCACCACGGTGACATCGGCCCAAGTGCCTGCGCCTTGGTTGATGGCGGCATCTTCGCCCATCAAAGCCAGCAGCAGCGATTCTTTGTTGATCTCGGGCATGGTCAGGGCAAAGTCGGCCGGCTGCGGAATCGAAACGCTTTCGATCACCTGCCCGTAGGTGCTGCGCCCGCGTGAAGTCATTTCGCGCACCTCGACGTTGGGCTGAATCTCGAAGCGTGTGACTTCGTAAGGCCCGGCATAGCTGCCGAACACCCCCGTTGCCGGGTTGAACCGGGCGATATACAGATCGCCAGCGCCAAGAAAACCGCGTGCTGTTGCCATTTCATGCTCCAAAGTAGGGGTTGCGGGCCAGCAGGCCAACCGCTGGCTTCAAGTGTGCGCACTTTCTTCCCGGTGCGCCTGCGGGCAAATGTCGCGCAGCCTGCGCCGGGCCGTGGGCTGCGTTAGGGGTTGCGCAAGTCTTCCACGTAATCCACATCGATCTCGACCGTGACAAACACCACCGGCACGCCGTCGGCGCGCGGGCCGATGTCGCGCCCTTGGTAGGTGACTACCAGCACCTTGCCGCCCAAGTTGGGTGCGCCGCCAAAAATGGCGCGCTTGAGGTCTCGAATGGCCGCGTGTGCGGCATCGTTGGGGTTGTTGGCATCGCACGCTACATAGGCCGCAAGCACGTAGCGCTGGCGCAGTTTGACCACTGGCAGGCGGCCGGTTTGGTCGAGCACCGAATCGTCGCCCTCGATCAGCACCGAGCACGGCACCGCCGATTCGTCCACCGCCCGGCGGCCACGGAACAGGCGCAAGCCAATATCGGTCTCGAAGCCGTTGGGCCGCGAAATGGAAGCAATGCGCTCGGCCAGCGCTGCCACCACTTCGCTGGCCGTGGTGTGGTTGTTCGTCATATCGCCCCCAGGTGCGCATCCAGCCCGGCCATGAACTCGCGCTGCAACTCGTCTGTGATCTTGCCTTGGTTGTCGCGGGCAAAGCGCCGGAACACCTGAAACACGCTCGGGCCGTACTTGTGCTTTATGCGCCCGCCCTCGCGCCGGAACACGCCAAAGCCATTGCCGTTGCGCAAGGGCATGACGAAGGCCGTGGCAATGCGCTTCATGCCTTTGCGGTTCACGTCCACGCTCACGCCGTCAGACTTTTGGCCCGCCGCAATGCCACGGCTGGCGTCGCCGGTGCGCCGTGTCCAGCCCGGCCAAGGGCCAAACTTCTTGCCCATGCCCTCGATGCGCTCGTTGGACCAGTTCACCGCCTTGGTTTGCACCTGCGCGCCAAAGCGCTGCAAGGTTGTGCCGCGCACCGGCGATATCACCAAGTCCTGCGTCAGCAGCCCCTCGCGGCGGCCGGTTTTGCGCTCCAGCCGCTGCTCGATGTAGTCCCGCGTCACGTTCAGGCTGCGAAACGTCTCGTCCACCGCCTGCTTGCGCACCGATAGCGAAACCGCCGCCACCGCGTCCTCGCGCACCCGGCGCAGCATTTGCATGTCAAGCGCGCCGATGCGCTCGCTGGCTGCCAGCACGTCAGTGGTGTCGAGGCGAATGGTCAGCGTCATGGCAGGGGCTGCACCGTAAAGCGCAGCGTGTAGCCGTTGTTTTGCAGCAGGCCGTCGAGCGCAAAGCGGCCCTGCGGCGTCTGCACTTGATCGCCCACTTTGGGGTCGGCCCGCGCATCCAGTGTGGCCACGTCGCGCAGCATCACTGCGTCGTTGAACTGGCCCATCACCTCTACGCCGCGCTCGATGTTGACGCGGATTGGCACGCTCGGCCCGCTGGCTCGCACCAGCATGGCCTCTTGCCCCAGGCGGCCCAAAACGCTTGCCGCCAAGCGCTCAAAGGCCGCACGCATCAGGCCGCCAGCAAACGAACCGGCAC